TACTGTATAACCGTTTCCTGAATTTAAATCTAATTGCACAGACTCACTTACTTTCCTACGTAAACTTATAACCTGTCCTGTTACTATTGTAGTTATCTGTGTATCTGGGTCTTGACCTATTAAAGTACCAGAAACATTCACACCTGTAGCTAACGCTAATTGGTCTTCTTCTTTTTCTATAGCAAGAGCATCTAATACATTTAATAAATCTTCAAGAAAATTTACATCAAGATAATTTATATCTAATTCTGTAAACTCTAAACTATTGTCTTCTAAAAAATCTTCTGCTAAATAATCTATATCTAAATCATTAAAATCTAATAAGTTTACTGTTTTAGCTGTAGCTGTTTCTTCTTGATTAATTTGTTCTTTTTTAGGTGGCGTAACTATTAACATATTATCTATAATATCTAAAGTTAAATCCAATATAACAGGTTTACTAGGTGTGCTCTCCCAAACAGAAACAGTTGTAGCTTGATAAGGTTTATTTAATAAAACACTTCCTGTTGCTGTAACTACTTCTATTTCGCCACTAGATAACCCAAAAGGGTCAGGCAGTAAAATAATAAGACTACGCCCTAACTCATCTACCGTTGCTGTAAAATCTGTGCCACGAATAGCAATATTTGCAGTCGGTGTTTTTAACCGTATATTTTGTTTATCTATACGATTTAAATTACCTGTAATAAACCTAGCTGTGCCAAGTCCAAAGGTAAGTGCCATTTTAGATTTAGACGGGTCAGGGTCGTATATATACTCATCAATGAGTAGTTGTGAATGTTCAGTAAGTTTTACAGTAGAAGCGTCAAGAAAAGTAATAGCCATACGACCGTTAGTAGTTACAGCTTCGTCGTTACTTTGTATAGCAAATTTTAAATTAGCTTCGTAAGGTTTATCCCTTACAATCTGTGCTGAACCATTTAGTTCAGATATATCTCCTATATCAACAGCTTGTGCTTGTGCCTTGGTCGTTTTGAATAACGCACACAGTACCACTATTGCCGATAGATATAATCTTAAGCCAGTCATTATCTAATGTACTCGATTGTGTAATATTAAATGTTCTGCTGTTTCCTGTTTGGTCTAAATAAAAATAACCACCAGCATAACCAGAACCTGTAAAGTTTACAGTATTACTATCACCGTCAACATCAACATAGTTAGTAGCACCGTCATAATTTATATCAAAATCAAAAGTGTTACCGTCACCTTGTATAATCCAATCTAAATCTAACGTAGCAGCCAGAGCACTAGTGCCGTGGTCAAGAGTAAAAGTATTTGTACTTCCTGTTACGTCTACATTATAGTTTGAACTATCTATACCGTAGGTGTTTGTTGGGTCGCCTTGAATAGTAAACGTATTACTATCTCCATCAAATTCAAAAAAGCCTGTTATAGAATCTCCTAAAATATCACCAAGAAATTTGTTTGTATCACCTAACTGGTTAATATCAAGAGTTAACGAAACACCGTCTAAATCTAAAGCAGTTAAACTACCTGCCGCAGAATTTAAACCGCCTATTATATTTCCAGAACCAAGTTGTTCTAAATCTATATTAGCTGTTGCACCGCTTTGGTCTACATGTATTTCATTATCAGCTGCAAAAATAAATCCTGCAGTTAAAAATAAACTAATCAGTACTTTCATTTTTTTCCTCCCAAAAACCTTTATCATACCCTATTTTGACTATTTGCAAAACAGCCTCTTCTATAGCTCTTTGTAATGCTAGTGTTGTAGGCTCATTTTCTGCATCACCCATTTCTATTTCTACAAGCTCTGTACCTGCTTCTATAAACTTAAATACGTCCTGTGATTGACCATAACTGTATATTTGTTTACTAACTAAAACATCTATTAAAACTTCTCCCGTAGCTACAGAAACCATACGTAAAGCCAAAGTAACTTCATCTACCCTATATTGTTTACTACTACCGATACCCAAATATCTTGCACCAATACCACCACTTTTAGTATTTGTATCATACCCAATAACAGCTCCTTCCATTAACACACCTGCAAATAATAAAGGCATTATAGGTTTAGGACCGTCTGTTTCTTCATTTTGTTCTCTAGCAGAACGTATAAGCTGTCTTTCTTTTGTAAGATTATCTAAACCAACTCTTTCAGCTACTCTAAAAAACTTACCATTAGAAGTATTTTTTAATGAACGTATTAATAAATGACTAGGTTGTTGTGTGATAGCTGTGCTAAAAAGTGCAAACTGACTATTGCTTTTACGTTGTCCTGTTTGGTCTGTAAAACTATTAGGATAAACTGCTACCACTATGGGTACTTTAGGTTGTGCTACATTTAGTAATTCTTCGGATTGTATTTCTAAAACAGAGGGTAAATTTTTACCGTTTTCTAAATTAATAGTAACAGGGTTTAGACTACAACTAGAAAGAAAAATCACCAATAGGTAACTGTATTTCAGTAATGTTTCCATCTGCATCAGTAATCACCAAAGTTATAATTCCATCTTTAATACTATATTTAATAGTGTTACCCTCTAAAGTTAAAGTTCCTTCAGTGCTTGGGGTTTCACCAAATAAATTCTCTACAAGCTGTCTTGATAACTGTGCATAAATACGTGATTCAAGGTTACGTATAAATCTAGCAAGTGTAGTGTTTTCTTTGTCTCTTTCAATTTGTTCTTGTAAAGCTTTTATTTCTTCTTTAATACTCATTTTACGATTAAACTCTTGGTTTTCAATCGTAAGATAATGTGACGAGGTGTTTATACCGCTAAAGCTAGGGTTTTTAAATTCATGTGTAATAGTATCAGCCCATAAAGGATTAGTTAAAATCACAAGAGAAAAGAAAATACCAAGTAATCCTGCTATGCGATATAACCAAACATTGTCAGTTTTTCCTTTATCCATGTTTAATGTAAAACTCTATTTTCTTCTAAGTCGTGTTCTACTCTCATAACTATTTCTATTAGACCAACTATTTCTACCCCATACACAACAGCTTCCATTTCAGCTTCTTCAAAAGAATTAGCATAAATATAGGGTCCTGAATATATTTTACCGTCATGTTTAAATTCTGTTGCATATACTTTCATAATCAATCTTTCCTTTGGTCATCTCTATTAGCTTTAGCTATTTTGCTACTATCTATTAAATTAGGTACTCCTAGTATAGTCTTAATTAAAGTGTCTTGCCTAATTATTTCATTATCTAAACTTCGCACTCTATCTATTAATGCTACTAAAATACCATGTTGTGCGTCTAATTTAGTACCTAATCTTTCTTCTATAGCGTTTATTTGACCTGCTACTTTTTCGTCAACAACATCTAATTTTTGTTCCATTCCGTCAACAATACGTATTACTAATTTATATATAAACCAACCAAGACCTATGGCTGCTGCTATAGGAAAACCAACTTCTTGTATAAGGGTTACAGCTTGTTCCACTAATAATCACCCCAAACTTTAGTTTTCTTTCCTCCGTCATATTTTACAGCATGACCTTCTTTAATTAAAACATCGCATATATCTCTGCCGTCTTCTGCGTAGGGTATGCCTAAGATACGACCGTATTTACCTTTACCTAAAGATTTAACTTGTATTTTACCAATACATAATTCCTTTAACCTTGCTTTTGCAGCAAGTCCTAGTTTCTTTTCTGCTAAATCTCTAGTTCTAGATTCTGGTGTATCTATACCTGCGAGCCTAACACGTTGTTTATGTAGTTTTACATCGAAACCTAAATCTAAAGTGCAGTCGAATGTATCGCCATCAACTATACGTTCTAGCGTTGCGTTGTATACGAATGAGTCTGGTGCTTTAGCCATTTAACATTTCCACCTTCTACGAGCTGCTTTACCTCTTTCACCTTTCCAACCCTTAGACCTAGCACAAAAAGACTTTCTTCTTTTTGCTGCTTTACTACCTTTTTTTACTTTGCCTGTTACAGCAGTTTTTAATTTTGAACCAGGATTAGCTTTTCTATAGGCTCTAACACCTTTAGCAGTCATTCCAGCACCTTTTTTAGTAGGTCTGTAATTAGCTCCTTTACCTTTAGTAGTACGCCTTATAGATTTTTCTTTACGTTTTTTAGGCATTATTTTTTCTTACTTTTCTTCTTAGGTTTCTTAGCTGTTTTAGCAGAACGTTTAAAAGCAGCGGCTGTTGGTGCACCTTTAGCACCTTTTTTACGCATTTTTCTGCCTTCTTTACGTTTTTTATTTATGTTATAGTAAAGACCTTTTTTAGCTCGTCTACCGTCTTTAGTTGTATGATATTTACTGCTTGATTTTTTTCTAGGCATATTTATTCCTATTTTTTCTTTTTCTTCATTATTTTCTTTTTATAAGCTTTAGCTGCTGCTTTTCCTTTTTTAGTATATGAAAATTTTTTATTTCCTACTTTTGGCATATTATTCTCCTTTTAATACTCTATTTTTTAATCTAACAGCACGTGGACCTACTTGTGTAGCCCAACGACTGTCTAACATTTCAACTGCAGCAGTTTCCCAATTATGTTCTTCTAATGCAGCTAAAAACTTTTTAAACTTTAATAATCGTGTAATACCTAAATTAAAACACATATTCGCCAATACCCTTTGTATATCTTCTGGTAGATGAATCCACCATTCAAGATTTCTATCTAGTTCGGTAGTAACAATCGCTATATCTTTTTCGAAACATTCTTTAATTCTATTTTCAGATACAGGTGTATCTACGTCTTGACCATATTCAGGGTCTGTTTCTAAAATTAAATGACCTATACCAAATGTTGGATAACCTAAATGGTCTAAATATATTTTTTCTACTAAACCTTCATCGAAAGTAAGTTCTTCTCTAAGTTTATCTATATTCATCTTATTGGTACTATCGTCGCTCCGTTTGTTTGTATTGTTACTTTGCCCAGAGTTGTTGTTCCCTGAACTCCATTTTCTTCTCCACTGTATAAGTCTATCCATTCTACACCACTCCATAATTGTAACTGGTCTGTGCTCAAATTATAAATTATATCTCCTTTATTAAATTTATTTAAATTTCTTTGTGTTTCATTTACTGTAAGTGTAGCGTCAACATCTTTTGAATTTAAAGATAATTCTAGAACTCTAACTAATCTATTAAAAAGTGCAGGGTCTACAGGTCCTATAGCTTCAGGCAGTTTTGTTTGTAATAATTTAGCCATTATCGTTTTCCATCAGGTTTTATGTCAAGCCTAGTTGCACCTAATCTAAAACTCATACCTAAATCATTAAGATTATCATCATTAGATTGAACTCTTAATACTAGTTGTCTTCCACGTAATCTAGTATCTAACTTAGTTGTATTAGAAAAACAAGAGGCTGTAGTTACTGTAGTTAAATCTTCTCCAGGAAAGTTTCTTCTTTTTAAAACAAAATCTAATTTTTGTCCTGAACTGCCTGTTGAACCTGTTCCTATAAAATTAACGTCAGGTATTATTCTACTTACTGCTTGAAAATTTTCACCAGCAGGGTCTAAATCGAAATCACTTGATTCTATGAATACGTTTTGCATAGCAGAACCGTCAGCGTCGTTACCTACTTCATGATTGTATAAATAACTTGTATTCGAAGAAGTATATGAAGCTATAGGGGTATCAAAAACTCCTTCGTCTAACCAAGCACATCTTGATAACTGTCCTATTGACCATGCATTTTCGTTATAATTAAAAACGACATATCTATCTATAGAAGTAGCAGAAGATGAACAATAAAACCAACCTACTTCATTAAAAGCTTTATTTATAAAAGCAAATATTTGAAAACTTTGAGTTTCATTTATATCACTAAATACGTAATTTTTTACAGAACATGGAACACTCTGAACTTGTCCTGAATAATTATAAAAACCTTTTTTATCCATCCAGAAAACTCCTTTAGGAGTATTAATAGCAGCATTAGGACCAACTAACCCTATACCTTCATTTACTAAATTAATTCCAAAAGTAAATGGTTGCCCTATAAACTGCATGCTATATAACGCAGTATCTGTCCAAATTAATGTTTCTTGCCTAGCTCTTATTCCTCCAATAATTGAAGAGCCTGCTGATAATCGCATAGAGCCTGCAGTGTTAGTAGATTTAGGTTCCCATTCCTCTGCTCTTTCTTGGTCGCTAAAAGCAACTAACATTGGGTCTATCACGCCACTTCGACTTTCACCTTCTATGGGGTCTGCTCCTAAACAAATAACGTGTCTATCAATATCACTTACTAAAACTTGTAATGCTACAGTAGGAGTTAGGTTTGCATTAGTTAAAGAAGATAAAGGAACAGCTCTAGTAGAAGTACCACTGCTTGCGTCCCAATAATAAACACCACCGTTTCTTACATTAATTACTAAATCTTCACCAAAATTATCGTGTGAATAAAGTCTTAATTGATTCGTTACAGATAAAGAAGAAGCTGAGCCAAAAGTTCCTTCTCCCCATGTATCTAAACCCCAACCAGAAGACGGCACATAAACGTCTAAACCCACGTTAATTTGATAAGCTCCGTCTACAGCAGAACCACCGTTACCACTATCACTAGCATTAGCTGTAACAGTATTACCGTCAGTATCTTTAGCAACAAAAGTATATGTATTAGAATCAGGCACAGAAACTATTTGATATTCTTGGTTAAGTACAGCAGCAGTTACATTGCCGCCTAAACTTACAGCCTCACTAAATGTAACGAAATCGTTTTGTACGGCACCATGATTACTGTCGGTAGCTGTTATAGTTGAACTACCATTAGTTGCTGCGAATGTAATACTATTAGTTGAAGATTTTCTTATAGGAGTAATATCGTAATAATTATCTCCTTCTAACACGTAATATTTTTGTGTAGCTCCTATGCCTATATATTTTATACCGTTTAAAGCAGTCCAACCTAGTAAAGCTCTAGCTTTAGATATAAACGTATTAGAAGTTCTTTTTACCCAACCACCTATTTTTTCAGGAACACCTTTACGGAAACGAACTAAATTACTATCAAACCAACCACCTTCGTTTGTATAAGAAGTTGTTTCTTTATCTATTCCTGGTTTGAATAAAAATTTTTGTAAAGGCACGTCTATCTCCTATATAAAACTAGCGAAAACTATAGACCCCAGTATAAAAGGATAAACTCCCCATAACAACATTTCTAATCTTTTAAATTTAGCAGAACCTTCGTCTAATCTTTTTTCTATATATTCATAACGAATAGCACATTCTCTTTCATGTGCATTAAGTTCTGCTAATGCATCCTTTACGGTAGGCATTACTTTTCCTTGGCTTTACCTATATTTAAAGCACACCAATCAATAACGTTATAAATTGGTTTTAACCAATGATTATCTTTAGGTGTTGGTGTAATCGCGGCTACAACAGAAGCTATAGAAATTATAGCTGTAACCCACATAATTATATTTAACCACATCATTTTATTTTTCCTCCTTTAAAATTTGTTCGGATTCTTCTTTAGTTGAAGCTATAAAATTATTTTGAAAAACATTCAAAGCAGCGTCTACTTGGTCTAAATCAAACAACATCTGCTCTCTTTTTTGTCTTAAATTAGTTATTTGGTTAGCAAGATATTTTTGTTTATCAGTCATTTCTGATTCTAATATTTCTTTATCTCCTACCATAGCTTTATTTTCTTCTGTCATTTTTATTTCCTGTTAATTAGCTGCTATATATGCTTTACCTGTAGTAATAGCGTTAGTGCAATCAGTTTTTTTACTACTTGATGAACCTACTATATTAGGCGTATCGTCATCACTATCAACAGGTGCATATTCTAAAATAGTTTCTAAATGGTCTACATTTCTTTGAATCATTGCATTTATTTCAGTTTGTGTCATTCCTGTAACATCCCAACTTCCAGCATTTACACCATTAATAAGTGATACGCTATCTGTTGCTACTGTTAAACATTCTGTTACTGTTTGTGCCATATTATTCTCCTTTGTTTAATTTAGCTTTTAATTCTTCTACTTGTGTAGAAAGTTCTTGTACTGCGTTTACAAGATACCATGTCATGTTATCTGGGTCAACAGTTTTTACTCCTGTTGATTCTTCTTTAACAACATCTGGTAAAATTGTTTCTATTTCTTGTGCTATAACTCCTACTTGTACTCCTTCTTTATTTACTACTGCTGAATCAGCATTATCAAAATCAGTTATTTCATCTTTAGTTCTATATTCAAAGTTTCTAACTCGTATTTTATTTATAGCTTCTAAACCTATGTTATTATCTTCTATATTCTTTTTAATTCTTCTGTCAGAAGTTGTTGCCCAAGATGATGAATTATTACCTTGATATATACTTCCATTCGCAGATATAAAACCTGTGTTATCACCTTTACCAACTACAGAAACACCTATGACTAATTCACTAGAACCACCACTACTACTTTCAGCATCATAACCTATTAATATATTACTAGATGAATCTACTATTGAAGTACCAGCACCATAACCTAGTACTGTGTTATTACTACCTGTGGTCATTTGTGCAGCAGAATTACTACCTATAACAACATTATAATTACCTGTAGTTGAGTTCATAGCTGCTCTATAACCTAAGAAAACAGCATGAGCTCCAGTAGTTACATCTTCACCAGCTTCATAACCCATAACAGTATGAGAATCGCCTGTTGTGCAGCTAGTTAATGCTGCCTTACCTACTGCTGTATTACCACCTGCTGTTGTATTACTTCTCATCGCATCATAACCAATAGCAACATTAGTACTACCAGTTGTATTAAGTCTCATTGAATCATGACCCATTGATACATTATTTGCACCTGTAGTATTTGTAAGTAAAGCGTTTTGCCCTACTGCTGTATTTTCAGCAGCTGTTGTATTATTAGCTAAAGCATTTTCTCCTACTGCTGTATTATTTGAGCCTGTAGTGTTGTCAATTAGAGCCTCTGAACCTACTGCTGTGTTTCCTGCACCTGTTGTGTTTGTTCTTAATGATTTAGAACCAAGTCCTGTATTGTTATTTGCTGTAGTGTTTGCTTGAAGTGATGCATAACCAACACCTACATTATCTTGACCAGTTGTATTAGCTGATAAAGTATCTCTACCTATACCAGTATTCTGAGCACCTGTGGTATTAGCATCAAGACAAGTAGAACCTACTGCTACATTATGACTTGCAGTAGTATTGTTTTGTAAAGCACTTCTACCAATAGCAACATTGTGTGTGCCTTCAGTATTGTTAAGTAAAGAATATAAACCAACTCCTGTGTTTTTATCACCCGTAGTATTTGCATTAAGAGCAAAACCTCCGACTCCTGTATTTTCACTTGCTGTTGTATTAGCAGAAAGAGCATCGTATCCTACAGCAGTATTGTTTTCTCCAGTTGTGTTTGCATCAAGGCTAGTAGAACCTACTGCTACATTTTGTCTACCTGTAGTGTTTGCTCCTAAAGCTGAGTCACCAACTGCTGTATTATTATCTGCGGTGGTATTAGCATCTAAAGCATTTCTTCCTACCGCAGTATTATTAGAGCCAGTTGTATTTAATTCCATACAATCTTTGCCGACTGCTGTATTATCTGCACCTGTTGTATTGGAAGTTAGTGCTTGATAACCTAAAGCAGTATTTCGGTCTGCGGTAGTATTAGCTTCTAATGCATCTTTACCAACAGCAGTATTAGAAGTACCTGTGGTATTCGCAGTAAGAGCTTTATATCCTACTGCTGTATTGTCTCCAGCAGTCGTATTTGCATCTAAAGATTTGTCGCCAACAGCTGTATTTCCAGCACCAGTAGTATTTAGCAATAAAGCGTTGTACCCAACTGCTGTATTGTTATCAGCAGTTGTATTAGCATTAAGTGCTTGTGAACCTATACCTGTATTATATTGACCTGTTGTTGTTTTTTCTAAAGCAGTAAAACCTACTGCTGTATTATGATTAGCATCATCATTATTTTGTGTATCTAAAGCAAAATAACCTACAGCTGTTGACCTAGTTCCTGTATCTTCTGCAGTAAGAGCATTATATCCAATAGCTACATTATAATCACCAGTAGTGATTGCAGCACCTGCATTAGAGCCTATAACAACATTTCTAGTTCCACCACTTTCTATTGCAGCACCAGCACCATCACCTAATCTTACATTGTTACTTCCTGGTGTGCTTGTAGTAATAATACCTGCTACATCTACAGCTCCATCAATATCTACTGCATCTAAGTTAGCTGTACCGTCAACATCTAAATCGCTCGATACATTTAATGAAGATGTTGTTGTAGTTCCTGCTAGGTTTAAATCAGTAAAGGCATCTACTATTGCTGCACCTGAACCTGCTCCATCAGAATAAACTACTTTTACATCGCCATTGGGTATAGTTATATTAGCACCACTACCTTGTGAAATTACAATATTATATGGACCACTACTTCCTGAATCGGTTGTTGCATTTTCTATAAACCAAAGTTTAGATACAGTATTAGGTCCTAAAGTAATAGTACAATCACTATCAAGAGCACCTGTGTATTTTAAATAAAGAGAACGTCCAGGGTCAGTCGAGCCGTCTGCTATTGTAGTGGTATGTGTGTCTGCGTTTGAAGTTATAGCTTCTGTACCGTAACTAAATGCTTCTGCAATAAGTTCTAAATTAGTATTAGTACTTGTTCCCCAAGTTCCAGATTCGTCACCTGTAGCTATTTCTTTTAACCTTAAATCATTTACGTATGTTGCCATTTATTCCTCCACTTATTTGATTGTACACTATATTTTTCAAAACTTTAAGCAACTTCTTTCCAATCAGGACTTTGTGTGTCTGTAATATTACTATAATTTGGTGTTTGTGTGGTAGAAATATTAGAATAATTTGCAGTTTGAGCATCATCTACTAATCCCCATACATTAACTATATTAGCCACACCTGTTGCACTTACTCCTGTGAGTATTATTACAGCTTTTGATATTACTGTTTCGTTACCAAGTGCAGTAGTCCCTTCGTTGCCTGTAACACTTATATTATTATCTGAAGTAACACTAACTGAGCCTAATCCAGATGTTGCTGTATTTCCTGTTACTGCTGTATTAGCTCCTGCTGTAACTGATTCATCTCCTAATGTTCCTGCTGAAGCGGAACCAGAAACACCTGTTACTGCTGCACCTGCAGTAATAGCATTTCCTAATGCAGATGTACCAACATTTCCCGACGCAGAAACATCTGCTCCTGCAGCCACAGTTTCATCACCTAAAGCAGAAGTACCTACATTACCTGAAGCAGAAATATTAGCTGTTGCTACAATAGTTTCGTCACCAAGTGCAGAAGTTGCACTAAGACCAGTAACACTAATTAATGCTTTTGCGACAACAGTTTCGTCACCAAGTGCAGAAGTTCCTGCATTTCCTGTTACGGCTGTAACAGAAGAAGCCAATATAACTATGGAGCCTAATCCTGAAGTTCCTGCTAAACCTGATTGTGATATGTTTGCATCACAAACTACTGTTTCGGAGCCTAATCCTGAAGTGCCAGCGATTCCTGTTACACTGACAGTTACATTAACTACGGCAGGCTCGCCCCAAGGACCAGTACCCCACGTAGAACGACCCCAACCGACCGACATTTACTTACGCTATTCTTATAATAGCATTTGATGCATCTGCTGTAGGAAATTGTATTGTGAAATCTCCATTAGTCGAGGTTTTATCTCCACCAAAAGCAAGAATACACACAGCAGGGTCTCCAGACGCACTATCGTTAAATATCATTGCTCCATTAGCAGTTATAGTAGCAGAACTAAATGTTAAATCTGCAAAATCAGTTAAAGCAGTTGTACCCGATGTAGAAGGGTCAACTCTTGTTAAAGTTCCTCCTTTTGCCGAATAGTTCGTGCCACTAACTTCATTTGAAGTTGTGTATGCAGTGGTTGCCGCACCTAAAGAAGCACTACTTGTATATAAAGCTAATTGAAAAGTGCTACCACCACTATTTTTAAAATTATGAACACCTTCTAATAGTTCTTGTTTGAAAGATGTGCACATTGCTTGGGTTATTGCCATTACAGCCTCCTTATGATTTCAGCCATATCTTTATGACCTTGTTTTTCTAATAAACCTGCTACTGTTGACCTATCGCTAACAATAGCTTGTTTCATATATAACAAAACGACTTGTGTCATATTATCTTTAAACGCTTGTGCTTGTGCTTTGACCATAGGGTCTGCGTTATCGCTAATACTGATAAGTCTTTCCATTATTCTTTCTGTCCAATATTCTGGACTTAAACCTTTATTTTTTGTTGTTTGAACATTTACATCACCTATTGTAGGTACTACTTCTACACTAAACACTATCTACTCCTTTTGACATTATTTTTATTTGGTCATTTCTAGCTTCATCTCTAACGTTTTTAAATTCCCCTAATAGTTTTAATGTAGCTAAAGCTTCTTGAAATTTACTTTCGTATAACCCTATGGTATTCGGGTCATGTTTTAAAAACACAGCTCCTTCTACTAATGAACCATACAACATAGCATTAGGAGCATTTTCAGAAAGCCAACTTTGATTACTATCTCCTACTGTTGTTAATGAATTAGGTCTGTAATTATAATGAAGTTCTACAGAATAATTACTATCAGGAGTTGGTGCTACTATAAATGTATTATCATCAAACTGTGCATAGTAAAGGGGTTTGCCTGTTGTTGCTGCTGCTGGAGTATAATCTCTTATAAAAGAAACTTGTTTTAATAATAAATAAGAATAATTATTACTTCCATCTATAACAGCTAAACTATACGGAGATAAAAAATCATCAGGTGTTGATAGATACGTATTGTTTTGCGTCATAGTACCTCCCACATTTTTTCTAAAAACAGGTAGTTCTACTGATTTTAATATACGTTCTTCTGTTGTTTGAATAAACGTATCTAAAGTATTTGTAAATGTTGTTTCTGTGCTATCTAAATAATTCTGTATTGCGGTTTTTAGCCCACTATATGTAAATCCTGCCATTATGTTATACTCACTGTTACGTTTCCAACCTCACCATTGGTTTCTATACCTTCTAGTTTACTACCAATAGGGTCGCTTTGAAAAGTCATACCGCTGGCAGATTGATTTGTTGTTTTTACTAAACCTAGTTGTGCTTGCGGTAAAGTTACTTCTGGTCTTGGTTTCCAAAGAGCTTCAGCATCAGCTCCTACACTTATTGGGTCTAATTGTGGATGTTTAGGCTCATAACATTCGTCACAAACTCTATTTCCATCCCAAGTCATTTTAGATGTTTTATATGGAAAAGCCCAACCGCAAGTATCACAAACAAACTTAGCGTATTTACCCGAAGCGTAGCTCATTATATATACTCGTGTTTAGGTACTATTTTTAACGGAGACCTATCCTCATCGTATCTGAGAGCATTTAATAAATCTTGTTCATATTGTTGTTTTATAATTGGTAATTTTTGTGTATTCTTTTTTAAACACAAATAGTAAGCTAATCCTGAAACTAAACATGGCATAAACCTACTAGGTATATCTATGTCTTGTATTGCAGCGTCTGCGTCTTCTATTCTACGCCAAACATAGTAAATGAGTTTGTCCGTTGAGTTCTCTGGTGTTGGATAAAGATGTATTACAGGTGTTTTTAATCGTTCTAACCAATATTCAGTTGGTCTAGCTTTTGTTGATTTATTAGGTATTCCTATAAATTCATTTCTATCTATTCTATCTATTGAATGGTCAGTAACTACGCTATTTACAGTTTTTTGTATATAAGCGTCTAAAATGTCAATATCGAAAGCATTAATAGTGTATTCACTAGTTCCTTCTGTTAAAGTAAGTTCTACTTTATTTATTTCCCACATCTGTATGCCTCTGTTTGACCAGTCAGCAAACATAATATTTAAAGAACGTCTTGCAGTTATTGCATCATAAGACGTACGAGCTTCCAAACCTGCAAGTTCGTACGCCTCTTCGATTGCGGTTGCTACATCTAAACTAAATGTGCGAGTACCTGAAGTCGCCATGGATTATGACCCTGGAGCTTCGTAATACTTTAAAAACTCACACCAAACAGTGTATTCATTACCTGCATCAGAAGTTGAAGGAATTACTAAAAGTACGTCCCCCGAATATCCTGAAGCTGCAGTATTCTTTAAACCACCTATATCACTAAAATCAAATGAATTATCGTAACCAAGTGTTAAAAAAGTTACATCTGTAGTAGCGTCCCAATCAAGAGAAGCAGGAGCATCAGGTGCCCCAGTACAGGTGTACCAAATTTTGTTTAAAGCAACATGTGCACATGACTCACCGTTTAAAGTTGAACTATTTAAAGCAGAAACGTCTACTAATGTTGTACTACTAGCACTTCCGTCTGATAAAACAGAACAATAAACAATAAGTTTTTTCTCACCGTCTAATTGATTAGTTGGTCCTGTGACTGTATTAGCCATAGTTTACCTCCCTTATGCGTCTGCGAATGGTGTAACTATAGTGCCTGAGCCTAAAATAATGCCTTCTACAGCATACTTAGCAGAAGCCATAGCAGTTACTTTTACAATACTACCTGCTAGTCCTCCTTTAGTAGAACCATTCATAGTAATTACATCGTTAGATGCACCAGATATAAATGTTTTACCTGTAGCGTCATCTTTACCTGTATAAAGACCACCTACGAACTTATCAGTTCCATCAGTTAAAATATCCATGTCTGTTGCCGCTGTTTCGACTACAAAAAAGAAAGATGCACCTAAATTATTTGTTTGATTAGGGTCATCGTCTCTTCCTGGAGCAGTCGCTACAATACTAGGTAAAGTAAATTTACCGTCTGCGTCATTACAAGTTAATATTTTGCCTGCATGCGAAGCTACTGTAAGAGTAGTGTCTGCTGTCAAGCTAACCACGTTTGCATTACCTGCCGATATAAATCCCGCTAAAGATTGTACGGGACCTGAAAAGGTTGATTTTGCCATACTAAGTCTCCTTAATAAACTCTATCGTCTTGGCTTGTCTGCTAGGGCAGTCGATAGATAGTTAATATATTCCCTAGAACTTTCCTCATGATATACCATAAATTGTAAAAAAGAAAGGGGACCGAAGCCCCCTTAAATTTTCACGAAAGTGAATTATGCTCCAGGTGAACCAAAGATACCTCTCCAGTCACTCCAACCAAAGCTGTAACGTTCTCTAGCTTTGTATCTTACATTACCAGTTTCGAAGTCGCCTTCCATACTAGTTGATACAGGAGTTCTAACGAAATGTTTAAGTCCGTTAGGAACGTCAGTTTTGACAAACCAAGCGTCAGTATCTGTAAGATAATGATTTACTACATAACCTTCAGAAACCATTCCCATGTTTCTGATTGCGTTAATATCATTGTCTGAAGTACCAACTCTTCCAGGAGTTTCCATTAATCTATCAGCCACGAACTGTAAAGCAGGTGGTATGATTAATTTTTTCGCCTGTGCATTAACCTTAAGATTTCTTTCATCTTTAAAACCAGCTATATCAATTAAAGCTTGTTCAAGAGAAGTTTCATTAAGGTCTGCAGCTGTAGATAGCTCATTAGCCAAATCAACATTTCCTACAGTAGGATGGTCTGTAGCACAAAGCTCTTTTCCATCTCCACCAACATATGAAGAACTAAATGCATTGTTTAATACATTAGCTGCTTTCACTTGCTTAGTTTGTTGCATTGACCTAGCTAAAGCTCTTGTGTATCTTGAAGAAAGAGTGTCATAAAGATTATCCTCTATAGCTTCTTCAGTTAACGCAAACGCTAATGCTATGGTTTCATGTGTGAAACGTGATGTCCAAGCTTCTTGAGCTGTATCATAAATGACAGCGGCTCCTTCGCCTTTAGTCGGTGCTTCACCAAATCCACTTAACATTACTTCTTCCTCGAATGCTCTTTCAGAACTCTCGGTGTCGAAGATGTCTTCGTGCTCGTTATTATATCTCTCATACTCTAATCCAAAGAGAGCATGGAGTCCAGGTACTAGCTCTTTGACTAGTTGGGCTCTATTAATTGCCATTATTTATTCTCCTTAGATTATACAGCAAAGGTGTTAGTTGGGAATGTGAATAATCCTCTCGCGTAAGCTCCTATAGAGTTGCTTGGCGTGGATGAGAATCCTACACATAACGCTACACCACTTGATGTTGTTGCAGTTACACCTTCTTTTGACCTACCGTTGGTTGAAGAACCAGCTGTGGTAGATAAAGTGTATTTGTTACCGATAAAGCTTACTGCAGGGGTTCCTGCTGTAAATTGTGCTTCGTATACAATTCCAGGGTCATTGTAGACGAGAGCTTCTGCATCGGCACTTCCTTGTGTCGCCGTAGACGCAGTCCAACTTTTTGAAAAAGTCGGAGTACCGTCTGAGGCTGTATAGTATACCCCGTAAAATACACCTACAGGCGTATCAGTCGCTCCTGCTTGTTGAACGTAACCACTTGAAAGAGTAACTACATCGCCGCTATAAATAGCAGTTCCGTAACCACTAGCGATTCTCATTTTTGCAGGACGAATAACACCACCATAGATGTGATACGC